AGAAAAAAGACAAGCAATTAAAACAAAATATCCAAAGGAATAATAAATGGCATACATAGGAAAAACACCAATCACAGGAAACTTTGTAAAACTAGATGCAATTAGTGTAGTTAATGGTCAAGCTGGTTATACTATGAATAATGGTGGATCTGCTTTTACAGATTACGAAAATGTCAATCAGTTTTTAGTTTCACTTAATGGTATTCTTCAAGCACCAACAACTTCATTTACAGTATCAGGTTCAACAATAACTTTTGCAAGTAATTTAAGCACAGGAGATGTAATTGATTTTATAATAGTTCTTGGAAATACTTTAGACATAGGAACACCATCTGATGCTACTGTCACACAAGCTAAAACAAACTTTGTATCAACATCATCATCTGCTGGATTACAAATAAAAGGCGATGGAACAACTGATGGTACTTTACAATTAAACTGTTCTCAAAATTCACATGGAATAAAATTAAAATCTCCAGCACATTCTGCATCAGCTAGTTATACCTTAACCTTTCCCACTACTGACGGAAACGCAGATGAATTTTTAAAAACAGATGGCTCTGGTGTTTTATCTTGGGCAAGTGCTGGTGGTGTAAATACACCTTGCTTTAGAGCTGTAAGAACTTCAAGTCAATCATTTACTAGTGGAACTTATACAAAAGTACAATGTAATGTTGAAACATTTGATGTTGGTTCAGCTTATGACCATAGCACCAATTATAGATTTACTCCATCTGCTGGAAAATATTTAATTGGTGGTGGAACTCATGCTTTTGGTGGTAATACAGTTGTATCAAGTTTTAGAACTATAATTTATAAAAATGGTTCAGCAATCTATCCTGACCAGATGATAACAGGCTTTGGTAATTCAGGTAATGAACAAGGTGGTAATACTTCTGTTTTAGATATAGCTAATGGTTCTGATTATTATGAACTTTATTGTTTATTAACAGGTGGTAATGGAAACTTTTATAATTCAGCTTTTTGGGGATTTAAAATAATAGAATAAGGAAAAAAGTATGGCACAATTAAATACAAAAATAAAAGAATATTGCAAAGCAAACAATGTTAATGAAGTAAATTTTTTAAATGATGTAATTCTTCAAGATGATGGTAATGGTGCATATATCAAAGAATGGAATTTAGATATTGCACAACCAACAGCAGAACAATTAGACAGTTATGAAAATATTGCTAATACAGAAGAAGCAAACAACACAGTTATAGCAACAAGAAAATCTTTATATGGCTCTTGGGATAAACAATTAGAAGAAATAAACGAACAAGGTCTTGATGCTTGGAAAGAAAGAATAGCACAAATAAAAGCAGATAATCCTAAGGAGTCTTAAAATGGCTCTTAACTTTGCTAACAACAACTCCTTATCAGCAATAACAGTTTTACCAGCTTCTATAAGTGGTGGTGGAATGACTTTAATCTCTACACAAACTGCATCAAGTTCAGCTACAATAAATTTTACTTCTGGTATTGATGACAGCTATGATGGGTATGTGTTTAAGTTTATAAATATTCATGCTGGTACTCATGCTGCCGATTTTACTTTTAATGGCTCAACAGATGGTGGATCAAATTATAATGTAACAAAAACCACAACAACTTGGTATGCCTCTCATAATGAGAGTGATTCTCTTACACAATTTTTATATGATACTGGACATGATATAGCACAAGGAACTGGATATTGTCAAATAGGTGGAGATGCTATGGGTACAGATAACGATCAATCTTGTTCAGGAACAATGTTTTTATTTAATCCATCTTCAACTACTTTTGTAAAACATTTTCTGGTAACAATGAACACTTTAACAGAAGCAGATTTTAATGTTAATGAGTACACTGGTGGGTATCTAAATTCAACATCAGCAATTAATGCTGTATCTTTTAAAATGTCATCTGGCAACATAGATAGTGGAGTAATAAAATTATATGGCATTAGTTAAATATAACAACAATAGCATAAGTGCTGTTTCTTCTGTGGCTTCAATACCAAGTGGTGCGTTAGTACCTATTAAAACTTTAACAGCTAGTTCTAGTTCTACATTGTCATTTGTACATGGAAGTTCAGATGTAGTCTTGGATAGCACATATCCTATTTATAAGTTTGAGTTTATCAATATTCATCCGCAAACACAAAACGCTTTGTTTCAAGTAGGATTTAGAGATGGCAGTACAGCTTATGACGCAACAAAAACTTCAACTTTATTTGGTGCTTATAATTATGAAAATGCTAGTAGTGCTGCAATAGGGTATAGAACTAATAGAGATTTAGCACAATCAACATCATTTCAAGATTTAATTCAATTTGCTTTAATTTCAGATGGTAATGACAGTTCATTGGTTGGAAATTTACATTTATTTAACCCATCTAGTACAACTTTCGTAAAACATTTTATGGCAGTAACAAACTCAGTAAATGATGGATCAGGATCAGATGCAGATTATTCTGATAATGCTTTTATTGCTGGTTACTGTAACACTACAACAGCTATTGATGGAGTACAATTTAAAATGTCTACTGGTAATATAGACGCTGGTACAATCAAACTCTACGGAATTAAGGATAGTTAATGAGTATAGTTAAATTAAATAATAGAGGTGTTAAAGATGCAACAGCATTTGGAAGTATATCTTCATTAGGAAGTTTAACTTTTATATCCAAGCAAACTGCATCATCATCAGCTACTATTAGCTTTACATCAGGAATTGATAGTACATATAAGGAATACTTATTTTTTTTTAAAAACCTACACCCAAGTTCTGATGGAGTAGGATTTCTTTTTCAATCTGATACAGGAACAAACACAAATTATAATCAAACTATTACTTCAACAATGTTTAATGCGTGGCATAGAGAAGATGGTACTAATCCTCATTTAGGTTATAGAACTGATAGTGACCAAGCACAAGGTACTGCATTTCAAGAAATTGCATTAGATATTGGAAGTGATAATGACCAATGTTGTAATGGAATTTTACAAATTTTTAATCCTAGCAGTTCAGTTTTTGTTAAACATTTTATATCAAGATTTGTAAGATCAGGTAGTGATGAATATGCTGGAGATCAATATTATTCTGGATATTTTAACACAACAACTCCATTAACAAGATTTCAGTTTAAATTTAGTAGTGGCAATATAGATTTTGGAGATATAATTTTATTTGGTTTAAAGTAATTTTAGGATATAAGGAGATATTATGACAAGACATCATTTAATTAATGGAATACAAGTTCCTTTTACTGCTGAAGAAGAAGCACAAAGAGATGCTGAAGAACAAGCATATTCTGATGGTGCTTTTGATCGTGCTATGGCAGATTTAAGACAAAGAAGAAACAGATTATTAGCAGAGTGTGATTGGGTTATGGTTTCTGATTCTCCAATTGCAGACAAAACAGATTGGCAAACTTACAGAACTAATTTAAGAAATATTACAGAGGGTCTTACCACAGTAGAAGAAGTAAAGGCAGTAGAGTTTCCAACTAAACCATAAGGAGTTTAGATGCAATTATCAAAACATTTTACATTAGAAGAATTTGAAAAATCACAAACTGCTACTAGAAAAGGTATAACTAATAAAGCTGGTAGTGGAGAAATAAAAAATCTTGGCGATCTTTGTTATGAGGTATTAGAGCCTGTAAGAGCAAAGTTTGATAAGCCTGTTACTATCACATCAGGTTATAGAAGTCCTGAATTGTCAGAAGCAATAGGTTCAAAAGCAACATCTCAACATTGTTCTGGCGAAGCGGCAGATTTTGAAATTGCTGGTATATCTAATTTAGAAGTAGCTTTGTGGATTCAAAACAACTGTAATTTTGACCAACTTATTTTAGAATTTTGGAAAGAGGGAGAGCCTAATAGTGGGTGGATACATTGTTCTTTTAAAGAGGGTTCAAATAGAAAACAAGTTTTGACATATTCAGGTGGAGAATATAAAAATGGATTACCAGATGCTAAATGGTCTGGTGGTAAAATGGTTAATTAGGAGAAAATATGCTTACAAAAAAACAAAAGAAACTACCAATGGCTTTACAAAAAGCTATTATGAAGAAACAAAAGAAAAAAAAGAAAGCGAGGAAATAATGCCTAGAGGAACAGGATATGGTTATTCAAGACCAATGAAAAAAAAGAAAAAGAAAAAAAAGAAGAAGAAATAAGTGGTAAAAGTAGCATCAATCACAGGAATCATTAAAGGTCTAAAACCTAGACAACAAAAGACTATGAAAGCACACGCAAGACATCATAGTTTAAAACACATGAGATCAATGGCAAGAGCCATGAAAAAGGGTGCTACTTTTCAATCTGCACA